TTGTCATGTCGGTATGGCGACTCCGTGACCTGCGATTTCGTGGGTCCAGGTGACGCTCGACGTTGTGCGTTTCCAGGCGTTGCCGGAGGGTCCGCAGGCTGGCAAGCAGGAGTCGAAGTGGGACGCGTGGGCAGAGAAGAAAGGTATTTTGGGTAGATCATGACCTCGGCGCTGGTGTTGCCTGAGACTGGTGTGCAGACGCCGCGTATTGATATTCACCCTTTGTACTTTTCTTCTGTCGGTGAGGACGCGGTGTCGTGGACGCATGAGGTTGCGGGCATGTCACTGTTTCCTTGGCAGGATTATGTCCTGGAGAACATGTTGACGATGAAGCAGGACGGTCGTTGGGCTGCGCCTGATGTTGGTCTTATTGTCCCTCGCCAGAATGGCAAGGGCGAGATCATCCAGGCGCGTGAGCTTTTCGGCATGTTCATGCTGCGCGAGAAGAAGATTATTCACACCGCCCATGAGTTTAAGTCCGCGAAGGAGGGCTTGTCGAAGCTACAGAATGTGATTGCTCGTTCGCCGGAGCTTTCGGAGAAGGTGCAGGTCAAGACGGGTAATACGGAGCCTGGCGTGTATTGGATACCGGACAAGCGTGGTGAGCCGTCGCCGCGCATGATCCAGTTCCTTGCGCGCTCGGGCGGTTCGGGTCGTGGTTTCTCGTGTGACTTCCTGGTGATGGACGAGGCGTTTGCTGTGACGATGGAGATGGTGGACGCGATGGAGCCGACGATGGGTGCGGTTCCTAATGCGCAGACACTGTGGGCGTCGTCTGCCGGCTTTGCGTATTCGCACCATTTGGCCGCGCTGCGCAAGCGTGCGTTTGATGGGGATAATGATGACCTTGCTTTTATGGAGTGGTCTGTGGACGAGGACGATTTTGATCCGGGGGATCCTCGTGAGTGGGCGAAGGCTAACCCATCTGCCGGCTATTTGATGTCGTGGGACTTTTTGAACCGGCGTTTTAAGACGTCGAAGGCTGCGGATAACTTGGCCGGCTTTGCTCGTGAGCACTTGGGCGTGTGGGAGATGTTCGCGGCTAACTCGGAGATCCCGGAGTCGAAGTGGCGCAAGGCTCGCATGTCCTCGTCGGAGATTGTGGACGACCGTGTGGTGGTGTCGTTGGACGTGTCTGCGGCGCGCCGGGCGTCTGTGGTGGTGACGGGTGCTACGGCTGATGGTTCGGTGCAGTCGGAGGTTGTGTTTAATGATGAGGTGTCGCCTGATGTGGTGGCGACTGTGCGCAGTCTTGTGGATAGGTGGGACGTGTTGGGTGTGTGTTTGGACGCCTCTGGGCCGGCTGGTCAGTGGTTGTCTGCGTTGAGTGAGGTGGGCGTTGAGGTGAAGCCTTTTGGTTCTCGTATGGTGGCGCAGGCTGATGGTGGCTTTAAGGAGAAGGTTCTGTCGGGGAGGTTTGTGCATGTGGGGCAGAAGATTTTGGATCATGCTGTGTTGGCTGGTGTGTCTAAGCCGACGGGTGATTTGTGGGTGTTTGATCGTAATTCTGATATTGCGGATATGACGCCTTTGAAGGCAGCTAGTCTGGGCGTGAGTCATTTTGAGTTTCTAATTGGGCAGGAAGTGCGCCATTTGGAGACGGTTGAGGAGAGTTGGTTTTTCTAAATGGACATGAAGTTGATTGATGATCTTGTGGGCCGCATGGACTCGGAGTCGTTGCGGTTGCAGCAGTTCCGGCAGATTGTGGAGTCTGATCAGGGCTTGCCGCCGGTGCCGAGGGACGCGGAGCGGGAGAAGAAGTCCCTGGCGCGTCTTGCTCGTACTCCGTGGTTGCGGTTGGTGTGTTTGTCTACGGCGCAGCCGTTGAAGGTGTCGGGGTATCGGGATCCGGAGCAGGGCGTGGATTCTCCGATGTGGGATACGTGGTTGCGCAATGATATGGATTCTCGCCAGTCGCAGTTGAATTTTGCGGTGGTGACGTTTGGCTATGCGTTTATGCAGTTAACTCCGGGTGAGGATCATGCGGTTATGCGGCCTGTGTCGCCGCAGCAGATGGTGGCCGAGTATGACGATCCGTATGGCGATGAGTATCCGTTGTATGCGCTGCGTCGGGTGCGGGCGGGTAAGTATAAGTTCTTTGACGATGAGCGCATTGTCACCCTTGAGGGTTCGGACGGTAACTATCGGGTTGTTGACGAGGTGGAGCATTCTGCGGGTGTGTGCCCGGTGGTGTTGTATCCGAACTTGATGGACCTTGAGGGCAATTGCTTTGGTGAGGTGGAGCCATACGTTGATGTGGCGGCTCGCCTGGACTTGACGACTAATGACCGACTGTTGGTGCAGCGGTTTAACTCGTGGAAGATTCTGTATGCGACGAACATTGAGCCGCCGAAGGGCATGACTAAGCAGCAGCAGGACCGGGCGAAGATGACGCTGCGTAACGTTAGTGTGCTGATGGGTACGGGTGATACGAAGTTCGGCACGCTTGATGAGACGTCTATGACTCCGTTTATCACGGCTGTGGAAACGGACCGCTCGGACCTATCTGCCGTGTCGCAGACTCCTATGACCATGTTGACGGGCGAGATGATCAACTTGGGCGCGGACGCTATTACTAACTCGTATCGTCCGTGGCGTGAGAAGTTGAAGCAGCGTCGTGACGTGTGGGGCGACGCCCATGCGCGTGCGCTGCGTGTTGCTGCCGCGCTGGAGGGCAACCGTGAGGAAGCGGAGAATTTCGACGCTGTTGTTCAGTGGGAGGACGTGGAGGATCGTTCCCTGGCGCAGACTGCGGACGCGTTCGGCAAGTTGGCGCAGATGTTGGAGGTGCCGCCGGAGGTACTGTGGGGTCGTATTCCTGGCGTGTCCCAGTCGGATGTTCTGGAGTGGAAGCGCCTGCATGAGGAGTTGCGCCGGCGCGACTTGGAGACGGAAGCGATGGCGTTGCAGGGTGATATGTCGATTGAGGTTCCAGACGGTGAGGATCCGAAGGTGGATACGGGTGCGGTTCGTACACCGCAGTCGTATGAGAAGGAGCATAAGCCGTGGGACGCGAAGCGTGGCGCGAAGACTGGTAAGCGCACGATAGCGCGGTTGAAGCGCAAGGATAAGCGTGACGGTGACGGCGACGGAATTATTAATGAGTGATGTAGATGGCTAGGTCTCAAGTTGGCGCCGGAGTCACAGAGAAGTACTACCGGCGCACACGGTTGTTGTCCCTCGCCCTCGCCACGGTGTTACGTGGCCTGTGGGAGGGGCTGGGGTTGGCGAAGAAGGACACTGTGCCTGCACCTTTGGTGAAGCGTTGGCTGGACGCGGTGGTGGATATTATCAACGAGTTCCGCGAGTTGTCGTTGGCTATGGCCCACGATTACTTCATTGAGTTCGTGGCTGTAGATACCCCGGAGATTCACCTCAACCCTATGGGTGGGCAGCGCGCCGTGTGGTCCGGTTTGGACGTCAAGCTCGACGACGATTTGGAAGCCCTATCCAAGGTGATGATTAACGGCAGGGTTGCCCAGATTCCTGACGCGGCGGAAAAGGTTGTGCAGTCGTCTGCCGTGGGCGACGAGTTCGAGGTCCAGGACTTAGCCGAGGTCAAGAAAGTCATGGGCGACGACTGGGGCGAGTATGACGGCGAGTCGGGCGACGACCCACTTACCCTCATGCCGGATCCGTATCCGCTTGATGAGACGAACGTGCGCAACCGCATGTTGTGGAAAGGCCCGAAGGGTTACGAGAAGAAGGCCCAGGAGATTCAGCAGCTTACTCGCGTCAACGGTGACGACACGCCCGACGCCTTGGAAGAGACGAAGAAGATCCGCATGGCGAAGCAGGCCGACAAGTCGTGGGTGCGCTCCACCAACGCGGCTGTAACACTGGCTGACGCCGGCCAAGGTTTCGTTGCCGCAGCAGCCACAGCACACGCAATGGGCTACGTGCGCGCACTCGGGCCTAACCCGTGCGCCTTCTGCGTCATGCTCGCCGCCCAAGGTGTCGTCTACGAAAAGGGCGCGTGGGACGAGTCGAACGCACGCTTTCGCACGTGGACGTCTACTGCCGGCACCACACTTCATGGCGGCTCGGCCAAAGTCCATGACGGGTGCCAGTGCCGGCTGGAGCCGGTATCTATGATTGGCCCTGACGTTCAACTACCACCGTCGGTTACCCACGCACAGAAACTGTGGGAGGACGCCACGGGCAGGTTCTTTGATATTTCCTGGCAGGAGAAGGTCAACATCTTCCGCAGGGCTTACCATGATGGTGAGCTTGATAAAGACTACCTCAACAACCTGGAGCGAGACATGCTATCCACCGAGCGCGACGAACTACGCCTGACTATCCCTAACCTGATGATGCACCTGGCCCACATGGAACTGTGGGAGGAAGAAACCGGCGACACCTCATCATTAAACACAACCTCCGACTGCACCGAACCATCAGCCGTAGCACCCGTCACCACCACAGACGCCCGGCGCGCCGCAGACACGTCCAACGACACCACCACACGGTCGTCCACAATCTCCGACGAGGACATGCGAGCCTTGCGCCACTTCGACTCCGGGATCTCCGAGTTAGCCGCGAACATCTCCCACACGCCCAAGTGCTCACGAGCAAAGCCGGCCAAGTTATCCGCAGCCTTCGACGTCTTAAAACGCCGGTTCAAAAAGTCCCACGACATCAAATAGCCGGCAGATGGGTTAGCCTTCGCCCACTCACGAGGATCCCCCGGATCAAAATCGTCCTCGTCCACAGACCACTCCATAAAAGCAAGGTCATCATTATCCCCATCAAACGCACGCTTGCGCAGCGCGGCCAAATGGTGCGAATACGCAAAGCCGGCAGACGACGCCCACAGTGTCTGCGCATTAGGAACCGCACCCATCGTCGGCTCCATCGCGTCCACCATCTCCATCGTCACAGCAAACGCCTCGTCCATCACCAGGAAGTCACACGAGAAACCACGACCCGAACCGCCCGAGCGCGCAAGGAACTGGATCATGCGCGGCGACGGCTCACCACGCTTGTCCGGTATCCAATACACGCCAGGCTCCGTATTACCCGTCTTGACCTGCACCTTCTCCGAAAGCTCCGGCGAACGAGCAATCACATTCTGTAGCTTCGACAAGCCCTCCTTCGCGGACTTAAACTCATGGGCGGTGTGAATAATCTTCTTCTCGCGCAGCATGAACATGCCGAAAAGCTCACGCGCCTGGATGATCTCGCCCTTGCCATTCTGGCGAGGGACAATAAGACCAACATCAGGCGCAGCCCAACGACCGTCCTGCTTCATCGTCAACATGTTCTCCAGGACATAATCCTGCCAAGGAAACAGTGACATGCCCGCAACCTCATGCGTCCACGACACCGCGTCCTCACCGACAGAAGAAAAGTACAAAGGGTGAATATCAATACGCGGCGTCTGCACACCAGTCTCAGGCAACACCAGCGCCGAGGTCATGATCTACCCAAAATACCTTTCTTCTCTGCCCACGCGTCCCACTTCGACTCCTGCTTGCCAGCCTGCGGACCCTCCGGCAACGCCTGGAAACGCACAACGTCGAGCGTCACCTGGACCCACGAAATCGCAGGTCACGGAGTCGCCATACCGACATGACAA